AATCTGACAGTTTACGGCAATACCACAACCATCAATTCAAACACAATTACCACCAATGATCTCAACATCACTGTTGGTAACAATCAAAACACAGGTGCCGCACTGAACAATGCTGGTCTAGATGTTGGTAACAACAACTTGGCCACCTGGAGATTCAACAACACCACCACAAGTTGGCAAAGTAATATTGCTGTCACACCCGCAGCCAACGCCACTTTGGCTTTTGGTGGTCCTAGTAATTACTGGGGCACAGCCTATTTGAATGCCGCACAGATTGCAACCACAGCCAGTGCTGTGGGCAACATCACAGGTGGTAATTTACTAACTGGTGGATTGATATCAGCCACATCAACTATTACGTCAGCGGCAAATATCACAGGTGGCAATGTATTAACTGCTGGATTAATAAGTGCCACAGCCAACGTAACCGGCGGCAATGTATTGACAGGTGGTTTAATAAGTGCTACATCGACTATTACCAGTGGTGCCAACATCATTGGTGGCAATGTCTTAACTGGTGGATTAGTCTCAGCAACTGGTACTGTAACTGGTTCAAGTCATTTGGGTGCTGTGGTAAGTGTATCAGCAAATATTACCGGCGGTAACTTACTAACTGGTGGCCTAATCTCGGCTGCTGCCAACGTCACAGGTGGTAACTTGTTGACAGGTGGGCTGATATCAGCAACCGGTAACATTTCTGGCAATGTTTTCATTGGCAATGGTTCACAACTGACTGGGATCGCCTCAAGTTATGGCAATGCCAACGTTGTGGCCAACCTGGCTGCCTTGGGTACAAACCCAGTATCAACCACGGGTAATATAACTGCGGGTAATTTGTTGTTTGGATCTGGTGTTGCTAGTGGTACAGGCAATATCACTGGGGGCAACTTGCTCACTGGTGGCCTACTCAGTGCTACATCAACCATTACAAGTGCTGCCAACATAACAGGTGGTAACTTGTTGACAGCTGGATTGATCACCGCAACCGGTAATGTAACCGGTGGAAACTTACTAACTGCTGGATTGATTTCGGCAACTGGTGCAATCATTAGTGCAGGCAACATAAGTTTAACTGGCAACATCGTTAACGGGGGCGAGTTGTGGGTCAATACCTCAGCCAACGGCAACATCAATCTAAATGTGAATGGCACAGGACAAACCAATATACCTACTGGTATTTTGAGCGTTACTGGCAACATACAAGGTGGCAACATAAGAACAGCAGGCCTAATATCGGCCACAGGTGCTGTGACCGCATCATCGTTTAGTGGTGCAGGAACTGGATTGACCGGTACTGCTTCATCGTTGACTGTGGGCAGTGCAACCACTGCTACATCAGCAACCACAGCAGGTACAGTGACCACAGCGGCACAAGGTAATATCACTAGTGTTGGAACTCTGACATCACTGGCAGTAACTGGTAACATTACAGCAGGTAACTTGACTGGTGCGACTCTAGTTAGTGCCACCAACTTGACTGGCACATTGACCACTGCCGCACAAACTGCTATCACTTCAGTTGGTACACTGGGCAGTTTGGCTGTAACAGCCAACGTTTCTGGTGGCAACCTATTAACTGCTGGATTAATATCAGCAACATCAACAATCATAAGTGCTGCCAACATCACAGGTAGTAATTTATTAACAGGTGGACTGATCAGTGCCGCAGGTACTGTAACTGGCACAAGTCATTTGGGTGCTGTGGTATCAGTCACAGCCAACGTAACTGGTGGCAATATCTTAACTGCTGGACTTATAAGTGCAACTGGTAACGTCTCTGGTAACTTCTTTATTGGTAACGGATCACAGTTAACTGGTATTGCTACCGGAACTCCTACACAGATAGTCAGTGGTACATCAAACGTCAGCGTTGTGAGTTCAGGTGGCAATGTCTCTGTTGGAGTCGGTGGAACAAGTAATGTGGCGGTGTTTGCTACAACTGGTGAATATGTAACTGGTATTGTTTCAGCAAGTGGAAACATTATATCGGCAGCCAACATCACAGGTGGTAACTTGCTGACAGGTGGGCTTGTAAGTGCCACATCAACAATCACAAGTGCTGCCAACATCACAGGTGGCAACTTGCTGACAGGTGGCTTAGTATCAGCAGCCGGTACTATCACTGGCACAAGTCACCAGGGTGCAGTTGTATCAGTAACAGCCAACATCACAGGTGGTAACTTGCTGACAGGTGGGCTTGTAAGTGCCACAGCCAACATAACTGGCGGTAACTTGTTATCCGGCGCCATTGTATCAGCGGTGGCTAACATCACAGGTGGTAACATCTTAACTGGAGGATTAATATCAGCCACTTCAACAATCACAAGTGCTGCCAACGTTACAGGTGGCAACGTACTAACAGGTGGACTTGTTAGTGCCACAGGCAACGTTACAGGTGGAAATATCATTACCAGCGGGTCGGGTGGTAATATTTCAGGCGCTAACGTAATTTCTGGAACCACACTTAGTGCCACAGGTAACGTTACGGGTGGTAATATCTTGACAGGTGGCCTGATCAGTGCCGCTGGTACTATTACTGGCACAAGTCATTTGGGTGCTGTAGTAAGCGTAACTGCTAACGTAACCGGTGGTAACTTGTTGACGGGTGGCCTGATATCAGCCACAGGTACTATAACTGGATCATCATTTAGTGGTGCAGGAACTGGATTGACGGGCACTGCCTCATCGTTAACTGTGGGCAGTGCAACCACAGCAACAAGCGCAACCACTGCTGGCACAGTGACCACCGCCGCACAACCAAACATCACAAGTGTTGGCACACTGACTTCGGTCACTGTTAGTGGCAATACCACTGGCGGCAATTTATTAACCGGCGGACTAATATCAGCAACAGGCACAGTAACTGGCACAAGTCATCTGGGTGCTGTGGTATCAGTTACAGCCAACATCACTGGTGGTAACATTTTAACTGCTGGACAAATTTCAGCAACTGGCAATATTACTGCTAATTATTATGTTGGAAATGGTGCGTTTTTAACCGGACTCAGCGCAGGTACTGCGGACAGAATTGCAAACGGTTCTACAAATATCACTATTCCGGCTGCTTCGGGCAATATTGCCATGAGCGTGGGCGGGGCATCAAACACTGTGGTTATTAATCTGGGCAGTTTGACCATGTATGGGTCATTTGCAGGGCCAAAGACTCTGGAAGCCAACGTAACTGTGGCAAATGCTGTAAATGCACTGCTATTGGGTCCGGTTACAATTGCAACTGGATACAACATTACAGTGCCCGATGCTTCGACGCTATATGTTTACGCACCATAAATACAGCAAGGACTAATTAGAATGGCATTATCACTAGACGGCACAACAGGAATATCAGCAACAGGTAATATCATATCCAGTGCCGGTATTATCTCCGCTACAGGCAACATCTACGGCGGAAACATCATTGGCACGCTGGTTGTTTCTACTGCGACATTCTCAGGCAACGTAACCGGTGGTAACTTGCTCACTGGTGGGTTGATATCAGCAACATCAACCATAACCAGTGCTGCCAACATAACCGGTGGTAATGTATTGACAGGTGGAGTGATTTCGGCAACAGCCAACGTAACTGGTGGTAATGTGTTGACAGGTGGCTTAGTATCAGCAACCGGTACTATCACCGGTTCGAGTCATTTGGGTGCAGTTGTATCAGTAACTGCTAACGTAACTGGTGGCAACATCTTGACAGGTGGATTGATTTCTGCAACTGGCGCAATTACAGGCGCGGCCATCACAGGCTCAAGTTTAACCGTATCAACTGGCAACGTTAGTGCCGGTAATATTGTCAACAACAATGCCAACGGTGTTGGCAATATCGGTAACTCAACAGTTTATTTTAACACTGTGTTTGGCAAAGCAACCACAGCACAGTACGCTGACTTAGCAGAACTTTATTCAACCGACGCTGAATACGCACCAGGCACTGTGTTGATTTTTGGTGGCAAAAATGAAGTTACTATATCAACTACCAATGCTGATCCGCGAGTAGCCGGAGTTGTATCTACCAACCCTGCTCACTTGATGAACAGTGTGCTTGAAAGCGAACACAAGGTGGCAGTGGCTCTTCAAGGTCGTGTGCCAACGTCAGTAACAGGTACCATACGCAAAGGTGACATGATGGTCACAGCCGGCAATGGATATGCACAAGCCAGTGCCGCACCTGCCATGGGCACAGTGATCGGCAAAGCATTGGAAAACTTTGACGGCGTGTCAGGTACAATTGAGATTGTGGTCGGCAGACTATAAAGTCTGTTCTATCTGCTGAATTTTTTGTTGCACAGCGTCAATATTCATGGTATTCCATAACCCAGGATGCATGGGCTTGGGCCAAGTGCCAGCGTCAATCCAGGCATATCCCAAGTGCTCATAGTTGAGTCTAGGCACAAATTCAGTGTCCACAACACATATCCAGGTGTGATATTCAAAAGCCAAATCTGCTGATGTAAACTTTTCCAAGGGTATCAATCTCAAGTAAGTGGGAAAGAAACCCAGTTCTTCAATACACTCACGTTCCATCCCACCTAGCAAGGTTTCGCCAGTTTCGATCTTGCCGCCAGGCAGGCCCCAGGCACCCGGATGCTTGACGTCGTTTCTCAAGAGATAGAGATAGCGTTTGGTGTCCCGACTGCGGAACCACACTCCCACTGCCTTCAAAGCACTAGACTCCATGTGCCTCCAACATACACACCTTGATAACTCTTGACCCATTCGACACCAGTCCATTCGTATTGAACACCTGTGGTAATGTTTGTGACATATTGAACAGTTGCCGCTTGAGCCACACTGTTAAAAACAATTCGCCAGTAGATACCAGTCCATTCAATCACATCATTGGCACTTGCTACCAACTGTTGTCCCACAGCACCTTGCCATGCTTCTGGAGGATATGTGTTGATTGTTGCGCCAGTTGCGTCAGTTAACAAATAGCGTTGACCCACAGCCGGTGCAGGCAATCCATAATTGGGACCAGATATTAGTGGATCAATAATGGCAGTGATAGGATCCAAGGTGTTTTGTGGTGCTGTGTCTTGATCAATATCATAAATCAACAATCGATCATCGTTGGGATTGATCACAATGGTTCCCACAATTGTAGTACCATCCTCTTGATCCAGACGTATTTGACTGATACCCGGGCGTAACACACCGTAGGCACTGATCACAGCCGGCCATAACAGGCTACTGCCTGCTACAATTGCTGTGGGGGTCAAATCATCATTGGCACCATTGGGCACAATAGTACGGCCTTGCAAGCATTGTATTTGATTGCCAATTACCACAGTTTCATAATTCCAAGGAGTGACTATGACTCTGGTGCCCAACAACAAGTCATTGTCTGTGACCGCATTGCTTAGATCACCTTGCGCATCATACATGCTCATGATCACACGTTCTACCACGCCCAGTTTCTTGACCTTGGCCGGTGAACTAATCCATATGGGCAGGCTAAACTTGATAGTGGCCATGTCAATGGGATTTTCAGTACCAATTGGCACAGTTCTTGACGTCCAGGTCACTGACTCTAGATCAACCACACTCAGGCTAGTCCAGTCAATAAAGTTGTCGGTGCTTTGCACTTCCAGACTGGGATTGAACAAGGTCAGTATTTGTTCCAACAACTGCATTTTTTGATTGGTATTGCTTGTCCAGATGTCCAGTGTAATTCCTAGTTTATAAGGCACAGGCATCAGTCGCTCTACTGTGAACGCATTGCCTTGGGTGGTTTCAAATGAGTCAGTTTCGGTATCATAAGCACGTTGGCGAACTTGAATTTTGCTCACATGATACGGCTCTTGCATTCTGGGACGATCATAATCTAAACTTGATACGTAGAACGTCATCAGCGGTGAGGCTGGCATTGAGTTGCGACTATTCTCCTGGATAATAACTTGAGCATTACGACTAGCATCTCCGTAACGAACAGGCACACGTATTAGTGCGGCATTGTTCACGCCATCTGTTTCGTTGCCATATTCAATTTGAAAGTTGCTGACAATTCGTGTGAACTGCAATAAAAATCTGCGTATTTGCGCATCGTAAAAAAACATTTGACTCATGATTAA